GGAACTTGACGAGATCCGCAAGCGGGGTCCGCTTGAGCGATCGGCCCTCGATCGAGTATTCCTCCTGGTCCTTCGTCGCGCGGCCTTCGATCACCGCCTCGATCGCGTCGAGCACCTTTCGCGCATGCGTCCGCGTGTCGAAGGGCCGATTTCCTTCGTAGTTCGGCTGGACGGTGATCCTGCCGCGGTAGAGCGTGTGGCGATGCGGCCCGTCCTCCGCATGGATGCGCCACTCGTAATCTCCGGGGATGATGGCCGCGCTGTCGACCACCGAGAGCGCAATGGTCCAATCGCCACCGGAATAGGTTCCGGATGCGCTGAATCGGTTCTCCGCATTCCAGCCGACCATCGTGAGCACATAGGTCGGAGACGGGTATTCCGGGAGGGAGAATGTCCAGAAATACGTGTCGCCCGCGATCATCGTCGACGGGATCACGCTGGTCACTACGGGCGTTCCGGTGACGGTACTCATTCGTCAAGCACCTCCACGTAACCATCGAGCTCGAGGGTTTGCCCATCCGAATCGACCGCAATGGCCGTGAGCTTGTACGACTCGCCGGAGGTCCCGCCCGCCGCGAAACAGGTGACCTTCTTCCCGGCGTATGACTGCCCGGAGACGGTGAGCGACGCCGAGCTCTGGACGACGTTGCAGTTCGTTGCACCGATCGACGTGATCGACGCGACCGTCGCGGCGCTCGCCATCACGTCCGTGAAGTCGAACACCACGCGGATCGTCTCGGCCGGCTGTTTTCTGACGCTTCTCACGGGTTCAGGTCTTCGCGCGTGACGATCACATTCTTTCCGTCGAGATAGACGCGCACACCAGCGAGCTCGACGACGAGCCATTCGATATTTCGCGCGCCCGGCGTCCCGAATCCCTTGACGGCCCGCCTGCGGAACATGCGGCCATCCGTTTCGAGCAGTGCGACCGCCGTCTCGCCGTTGCTGGCATGACGGGTCCCGTCCGAAACGATGATCTCGAACGGAGTGGGCGATAGCAGCGCGGCCGTCTGGACGCCCATCAGATCTCGTCCCAGGCCATCGTCAGCGTCTCGGCCGTGAGCACGCCGCCGGATGCGGAGCTGGTCACCTCCATGAGCAGGACGGCGTGGTCACCCTTTTCGCCGGTGCTCGTGAACGGTCCCGCACCGAGCGAAAGCGCCGAGCCGCTGGTGTACGTGAAGGCGTTGGTGTAGCCCGTCGATGCGGTGCCCTCGGCCGGCGTCGCGTAGCTCGCAACGGCCTTCGCCCAGAGGTTCACGCCCGTCCATCCGGACGACCCGTCGGTATAGACCTTGACGTTCGTGATCTGGCTGTATGTGCCGCCCGTCACGTTCATCCGGAGCCACTTCTCCCAGCTCCAATCCGAGCCGGCGCCCGGCTTCACCATCGGATTGTTGAGATCCACGGTCGAGTTGTCCGCATTTTTGAAGCGGACCGTGCTGCTCGTCTTGTCGGTCGTGGTCCCTCCCGCTCCGTTCTTTTCAACGATCTGCACCGTCGCAGCCATAGCCGTCTCCCGTCAATGCACGACGCGCCGCGAGGCGCGGAACGGCGCCCGCGCGGACGCCTTGAATGTGTAGCCCTCCGCCTCGGTGGCGGACGAGTCATAAACGTATCCGTCAAGCGAAGCCACGGCGGTGCGCGCATGGCGAATCGCGGCATCCAGCGACGCGGTCGCCGTCACCACGATCGCGAGTGCGGCGTCGAGGCTCGCCGTGACCGTCCCGGCCGAGCTGACGACGATGTCCGCGTCGAGGCTCGCCGAGGCGGTGCGCGCGATCGAAAGCGCGGCGTCGAGGCTCGCGGTTCCGGTGCGCGCGTACTGGATGGCGGCATCGAGCGACGCCAGCGCAGTCGTTCCGGCTTGCACGTAGCCATCGAGACTCGCCGACGCGGTGAGTGCCCTCTGCACCGCGCCATCGACGCTCGCAGAGGCGGTGCGCGCGATCTGCACGGCGGCATCCAGCGTCGCGCTCGCGGTTCGCGCGATTTGCAGGGCTGCATCAAGGCTCGTGCTTGCCGTCGTTCCCGCAGTGATCATCGCGTCGACGGATGCGGACGCCGTGCGCGCCGACTGAATCGCCGCTTCAAGGCTTGCCGTCGCGGTAAGCGCCTGCGAGATCGCAGCGGATAGCGAAACGGTCCCGGTCAGGCCGACTTGAATCGCCGAGTCGATCGAGGCCGTCGCGGTGCGCGAATATTGCACGGCCGAATCGAGGCTGCCGGTAGCCGTGCGGGCGGTCGCTCCGCCGCCGACATCAAAATAGATCCGCCTGTTGATCGGCTGATAGATCTGCCACGGCGCGGCGCACCACTCGATCGCCTCGTCAACGGAAAGCATCCGGTTCCACGCCACGGCCTGAAAGAGCGTCCCGTCGAGGAACGTCGTTCCATCGGTCCGCGATCCGAAGCAGATTTCAGGTGTTCCAGAGAGCGCGACGGCTCCCGTGTTGGTGTTGACCTTTGTTACAGACCTTGCAGACCCATTGAGCACGACGGTCGGAATGTCTTCGACGTATCCCGTGCTCGCAAGAACGAGCGCTACGCGTGCGGAATTTGCGACGAATGAACCCGACGCGATGGTGAAATGGTTATATCCGGAAACGGTTCCCTGTTTCCAGAACAACTCCGACCCGGTGGGCGCGACGCCCAGCCTGATCTCGATGCCAGAGAGCGTCGTACCGGGCTGATAGGAAAACAGGCCAGAATAATTCGAGAGGGTCTTGAGACTGAAGAGGAAGGCAAGCGTGTACCGCCCGACGAGCGGCGGGATCGTCCCATAGCCAAACTGGGTCTTCTGCGCGCCGGAATACTTGACGCCCATTCCATGAAAGCCCGGCGTCACGACTCCGGACTGCGTCGTCGGCAGCGCCGATCCCAATCTGGCGACGCCACCAAACACGGAGAACGCGCCGGTGATGCCGTCGGCGATGCCATCGGCGCACAGAGCCGCCGGATAGGTCGGCTGTCTGTTCCAGCGGCTCGGGATGATGATCGACGCCATGCGTTGCCTTTATGCGACGTCGAACTTGATACCCTGATACTTGATGAAATGATTCCCGGCGGTCGAGTTCAGGTTGACGCCGGTGTTATGCGCCACGAACACGGACCACCTCGGAGGCATCACCCCTCCGAAGAGTTGGGCGACACTCACCGGACCGAAGGCGTAATCGCGGTCGCTGGTGTTCGAGTCGACGTTGAGCGTCGCAGCGGGCTTCAGGAACCCCTGCCCGACGCCGACGCTCGTCAGCGTTTCGGTTGAATCGGTGCCATCCATCACATCCGGATACGTCGGCGTGTCGTCGACCGGCGCGAACACGTAGACAGCGATCTGAGTATTCGCCGTCGGCGTCGTGCCGACGCGGATCTTGCCCGACAGGAGCGCGTCGGCATATTTGTTGGTCGTGTTGTCGATAACGCTCGATTCACGGCCCGCTGCGAAGGTACTGGAGCTCGCCGTCGATTCAACTCCGATCGTGATCGCGGCGGACGCCGCGTAGTTCATCGTGACGGTTGCCATGTCACCACCCCATCGCGGTCATGACGTCCTGATACCAGAGCTGGCCCTCGAAGCTCATCGTGCCCGGCGTCGCATCGGTGCCATCGCCGGACGCGAACAATTCCTCCGCCCGAGTCGCCTTGCGCTTGCAGTGCACATACACCGCAGCGCGCACCGCGAGATCCGCCGCCGTGCCCTTCCAGCACTCGTCGATTCCCGCCCGCACGTTTCGCTTGCTCGGGTTCATGCTGCGCGTCGGGTTGCCGAAGAGCCATTCCCAAATCCGCGCCTTGCCGACCGAAAGGTTGTCGACCCGCACCCAGTCGAAGCCGTTCTGAGTGATCGTCTCCTGGTCGACCGCCGTCTTCCAGACGATGAAATCGGGCGCAGCAGCGAGATTCATCGCTGCGGCGATGTCGTAGGCGCCATCGCTGTTCGCGGGTTTGGCGGCGAGCACCGGGTCTGCGAGGATGGCCGCTTGCAATGCGGCATATTGGTCTGTGGTAAGTGCCATGTGTTCGGCTCCTGTTAGGGCCTGCTCTCGGTAGCGCCCTCCAAGGAGGGCGCTGCGAAGAGCATCGGCGCGCCTAGATGCCCTGGCTTCCCGGCCCGGTCATGCCCTGCGACGGGCTCGACTCCGGAAGGTCGAGCGGCTCGGCGATGGCGATGTACTGGTCGACGAGGTTCTCGATCTTCTGGATGAGCGCCTGGGCGCGGTCGTGGTCGAACTTCATTAAGTTCGTCGACAACCGGGCGCTCTGACTGTTCGCCAGCTCGTCGCGGAGCAGCTCGAAGAGGACGCAGATGTCGTAGGCGCTCTCGTTCTCGAGGCTCGGGATCTCCGGGCTCTTGGGGAGGTTGATCCACTGCGGGCCGGTTTCCGGCAGGTCGAGAAGCGGCTGCGCCACCACCCACGCGATGAAGCTGCGCAGCGACGCGGTGTAGCTCTTCACGCGCGCGACGTCGAACGGCATGGTCTGCGAGATGCCGGACGACTGGCTCTTCAGGACCTCGACGATGAAGCGGTTGATCCGCCGCACCAGGCTGAAGATGTCTGTGTTGCAGGTTTGCGACGGCGTTTGCGCCGTGGTCGAAAGGGGGGATGCCATGTGGTTCTCCTGTTGTCGTTGGAAGGTCGTCTTACTTCGTCCACCAGGGGCGGAGCGCCGGCGGCCGCGGCGCGGGCCTGCTGCGCAGCTCCGCGAGCGCCTGGGCGTAGCTCCGGATCGCCCGGCCTATGGCCTGCTCATCCGACGCGCCTCGCGCCGGGATCCGAACCGACGCCTTGTCGCCGCCGATCGCGATCTGCACCGTCACCGAATAGCCGAGCTCGCGCGCCATGTCAGTCCTTACCGCAGAGCCAGTCGCCGAGGATCACGAGCACGAGCGCCGCGATCGAGAAGGCGCACACGATGAGCCAGAGCACCTCGAGCACCGCGCCGATCGCGTAGAGCTCGGCCGGCATGGTCAGGTGAGCCAGTCTTCATCGCCGTTGGGCCAGATGATTCCGAAGCGGAGCCGGTTTATCCGTTTCCCGTTACGTCCAGCGACAGGCGAATCCGTTCTTCGAGTTCGCGTGCCCTTTCGTCGAGAATGGCTCGCTCGGCATTCACAACGTCGAGCTCGCGCCTCAGTTCTTGGATGTTCATCTCGGACTCCTTCGTTTCATCGGCATTCGTCATCCCCTCCATCCTTGCGCCCACCCGCGCCGCGCTTTGATCGGCGGAATGCGTCCCGCACGCGCCGCCGGTGCAGAAATGGGAGCTTCTTGGTCCGCCGCGCTCTTGGCCTCATCCGCGCTGACGAAAAGGTCGGGCGTGCTCACGCGCAGACCGGCCTCGATCTTGTCCCATGGCGCATGCCGGATGCCCCAGTATTCCGCCGCGGCATCGGCCATCACTCGACAGTCGAGGTCCTCGTTCCGCTTTCCTGCTGGCAGGTGCCATTCACGCTTCGGATGGCCGCGGATGAGACGCGTCACGAGCTTCTCTGCGGTGAGTTGCGCGAAGGTTTCATCTGGGAGGCCGCTCGGAAGATGCACGAAACCCGGTCCCGGCTCTTCGATTCGCAGACGCGCATAGAAGGCGGCCTTCCCGGTGTCTGAGCCCATCGGCCAGAGCTTGACGCCGCCCTTGATGATCTTCCCGCGCCAGGAAACGTCCTGCTCCGTGGGCTTGCCGATCAGCGGTTTGCCCTGCACGGCCTGTCCCTTCACCGCGATCACGCGCCGGGTCGGCGACCATTTGCGCGCGAACGCGCGGACGAAGTGCGTGGTCACGCCGTCCGATGCGTCGATGGCGAGGGCGCCCATGCGGAGCTTCCCTCCGAGCTCGTGCGGCCATGCTTTCTCGAGGAGTTGCTCCAATGCTCGCCAGGTCTCGTCCGCCGCAGGCGAGCCGAAGATCACGTGCCGATCGACGAGCCACGTCTCTTGATTGCGCCCATAGCCCCAAACGCGGAGCTCGAGCCGGTTGTGCTGCACGTCGCATCCTCCTGCGAGCACCAGCGCTCCAGCCGGGACGGTTTCACCGATGCGCCACGCCTCGATCCGGCGCTTCAGGAAGTGTTCGTCGATGCTCTCGCCGGGCTCTTCGTAGGCTTGCCCCAAGATCGTATTGGTGAAGGTCTTGCGGAGCTGACCCGAGACATCCTTTTCCGCCTTCAGCCAGGCGAGGACGATCTTCCGCCAGCCAAACCAGCCGATCGGGCTGTAGAGGGCGCTGATTCGAAACCCGGCGGCGCGATCCGGACCGGGATTGCGCGCTTCCCAGCGCCCCGCATTGAGCATGGCCGTTTTGGCGTGCTCGTAAATCGCGCCCGCGCAATCGGCGCATTCGTACCACACCGATACGAGCTCGCCGGTGTCATGCTCGACCGCACCGATCTCGTCTTCATCGGCCGCGATGACCTCCCCGGTCTCGGCGTCGACGCGCTCCCAGCGCTTCCTCGTCTCCCAGCGCAGTTGATCGAAGCGCAGCTCTTGCTCGTGATGGCAATGCGGGCATGGGACCAGGTAGACGCGCTGGTCGCTTGCCTTGTAGGCGCGATCGATGCGTCCGTCCGTGATGGTCGGCGTCGAAACCTTGAAGATCTTCCGGTGCGCGAAGGTGTCGGTGCGCTTCTCGGCGAGCTCCTCAGGGTCGCCCTGGCCGTCAGTGTCGGACGGATATTCATCGATCTCGTCCATCATCAGGTTTCGCACCGGGCTCGACTTGAGCTCCGTCGCGCTGTTCGCTCCGGCGAAGATCAGCACGCCGCCGTCGAATTCCTTTAGGAGCGTCGTGTTTCCGGAGTCACGCGAGCGGGCCTCGCGCACGCGCTTCGCCAGCTCCTTCGTGTCCGCGATCATCGGGCCGACGCGAGTCTTCGAAGCCTTCTTCGCCGCGTTCGACGTCGGTAGCACCAGCATCGTCGGCCCGAGGCCCTGGTGAATGATCGAGCCGAGCCAGTTGAGGCCGGTCTCCGTTCCGCCGACCTGCGTAGACTTCTGGAACACGACGGTCTGGATCGGACAGAGCGGCGAGAGCGTGTCCATGATCTCTCGCAGGTACGGCGTCCGATCCGTGCTCCAGCGGCCCGGTTCGGCCGATGCCGACTTCGAGAGCACCCGATATTGATCGGCCCAAGCTGAAACCTTCAGCGACGGCACGAGCGCCGCACGTAGGCCCTCCGCGGTGGCCGGCATAACGGCTCCGGCATTGCGCACGAGATCGGCGACAGCGCCGCTCATTGAGCCGCCTCGAGGTTCTGCGCGATCGAGAGCAACACCCTCTCGATCTCGTCGTGCATGGCCTTCTCGATGGCCGCTGCGTCGAGGGCGACGCACACCGGAGCGATTCGTGCCGGGATCTGCATGAGCGAGGTCGCGGCCTTCGAATAGACCTCCCGCTGAAGCCGCCTCACCTCCGCGATGTCGGCGAGCTCGCCGCGCTGCTTGGCGAGGGCGAGCTCCGCGCGGTCCGCCTCGATGCGCTCGCGCCGGGCCTTGTGCTCCCAGTAGTCCGCCGCCGAGTTGGTCGACTGGACATCGCCGGTCGCAGGATGGTGACAGGAAGACTGCTCGCCATTCCCGAGCGCTGATCTTCCTGGCTGCCCTCCGGTCGCCGCGTCAGAGATCAAGCTCGACTGCCCTGCTGCTCCGGCGATCTGCCGATCGCGGTGTGCCTTGCTGCGGTCGAGGGTCGCCTCGAGCATCGCATCGGAGGCCTCGACGTCCACCGATCCGTCTTCCCTGAGCGCAATGCGCCCCTGACGCACTAGCGCATTGACGCGCTGCTTGCTGACCCCTCGCAGGCGCGCGTATTCGACCTGCGACACATGCGAACCAGAGTTGACGACCGCTTCGGTCAATTCACCGCCCCTGCGGTCAACTCATAGAATTCCCGTGCCACTAGCTTTCGTTCGCGCCTTGCGTGTG